TCACCCAATGACAGGTGAATATTTCTGCTTAAGTCCTGTTGATTTAGTGCCTGTTTTGCTAATGGCTGATGCGTTTAACGGGTTGCCCGTGTTGTTATGAGTATGGCTTGCCGTGAGTGTGGCCAGCTCATTGACGACGTCTAACGTATCTAACATGCACTGCATCACATTCAATTGTTCATTACCTAAATAAACAACCGGTGCCATGATTTTTTGCATCGCGCCTGCAATACTCGAACGCACTGCCCCGATTTTTTCCTCCAGTTTCTGACCAACATCAACCGTCATATTTTTACCAACCGCCACAACCTTATTGGCTTGCGTTGCTTGGCTAAAATCGCCCTCTGCAATTTGCATAATGGCACCTGCCATTAACGTGCTGGTGCCAATGACTGTCGTTTTATCGGTAGCTTGTACGGTGGTTTCTCTGGTGATAACGGTGCGATTTTCTGTGTCGGTTTTAACTTCACGGTGCATCGACTCTTCAATAATTTTCTGGTCAGTTTGACGATGCCATGTGCCGTCCTGCGTAACCCGTTGTGATACCTCTTGGCGTTGCTGTTGCAGTTGTTCGCCTGGCTTGATGTCTGGCAAGGTATTGCCATGACTTAACACTTGGCGAATAAAGGGCTTATCTGCACGGCCATTTTCAAACGCAATTTCAACCATTGAACCCACAGGCGGATATTGAAACATTCCCGACTCATTGCCTGCCATGGGCAATGGTAACGGCACCGCGTGATAAACGGGTGCCACATCATTGCCGTCGGCATCAACCATTTGCACGTCAACGGCGTATTTCGGTCTAAAGGGGTCTGAAATATCCCCCGCGGTGGTGTTTTCGGTGGGTGCTTCAACACGGGCAAATTTCGGCAAGTGCAACCCTGCAGAAAGTTCGGGGTAAGCATTATCAATTTGTTGTTGTGCTATGGTGCGATTTTCGGCTCGTCCTGTAATCGCATCGGGGCTAATCCACGTTAACGTCATATTATCGTTATCAAGGGCAACACGCTCTAAGCGTTTATCGTTAACTTTCACACCAGGGCGCAAACTTTGCACCATCGGGATAGTCATTTGATTACCGGCACGTTGTTCAGAAGAAAACTGATTGTCTATTTCAATCTCTTTATCTTTCCAAAATGAATCATTCCAGCTTCCTACGAACACGTCACCGTCTGGCGTTTGATACCACACGTAATCGGGAATATTGAAGACTTTTCCCAGGCTATTTAATAATTGATACCCCGTGCCGTTATGGGTGTAGTGTGGGATTGGGGTATTCACATATTCAGCATCTGGTAACACAAAATGTAATCCGCTGTGCTCTTTTAGATAATCGGTGATCTGTTTTAAGGTGGGATGCTGAAAAGAGCATGGCCACATTCTGTCAAATACGCCAACCAATTCGCGCACGAACAATTTTTGAAAACCATTTTGTGACGGTTGCGAACGCTCCACATAGCCCGTGAAATACCGTAATAGTAAATCCGTGTAGCCAATATCAAGGCGCACCAATTTACCTGTGTAATCTGTGTCTGTTTTAGCGGTAATAAACCCACGGCCACATTGTGATAATTCCAGCACCATTTTCACGTCGACAAGGTGTGTTTCATCACCCGATAAATAAAGTCGATTAATCGGTTTCATCTTTTAATCTCCCAAAGCATCATTAACAGGCTTCAACACATTTTTCTCAAACCAGCTTAATTCCTGCTCTTGTTCTGGCGTTCCTTCGCCGTTAGCTTTCGGCTTATCACTCATGGCTTGTGTTTTAGCCTTAACTTGCCCTGCCGAACGACTCTCACGTTTTTCGGGTACCGATAAATGCTCACGTAGAGTAAAAGTAATTTGCCAAGCTTGCTTGCCGTCCATTTTTGAAGCATCGATGCCATTAGTGAATGTGCCCAGGCGAAAATTAATCGCGCTGGCCATACGGTTGGCCACACGATAGCGTTTTAGTAATCCATTTTCTTTGGCTTCCGCCAACGCAAATAAACGGGTTAGCGTTTTTTCTTCGGTGAAAGGGATCGTGCCCGTGATGCGTAGCTCTTTGGGTTTAATCCCCTGCTCACTGTTTACCGTGCTTGATGACTGCCCCGACTGGTCTTTGTCTTGATACATCATGGAGGGTGTAACCGTGAGATTTTTTAATAAAATCGCTTCACCGTCCAGAGCTAATGTAATGATTTGACTGACTTTCGGTGTGTTATTTTCGTTGAGTGGTGTCTGTGTCATGCATCATTCCTTTGATTGCATCAATATCGCCAGCAAACAATGTGGCCAAGGTGTAAACCGCATCTTGTTCGGGGATTTCTTTTTTCATTTTCTCCGCTAATTCTGCGCCGTTACCTTTTCCCTGGAACACCCAAACCGTGGTTGATTTTCCCAGTAAGCCCGCCAATGAATCAGCCATGCCTTGCAAGATATTTTTTCGACTTTCCGCAAATCCTTTTACGCTAGAAAGTAACCCCGCCACACTTGCCCCGCTTGAGGCTTCACTTTTTGCCTTTTCAATTAATCCCGCATTGATTACCGCACGGCTATTATTGGTTGATAATGTTTGTGGTTCTGGAATACCCGCTAACGTTTTAGCGGGTATCTGCATTTTGGTGATATTCAGGCTTTCGGCTGTTTTGGCCATACGTTCAACTTGGCTAAACACCGGCAAAGGCAATACGCCCGAAAAGGCTTGAATTGCATTGATAAACTCGTCATGAGTACGGGCGCAAATCATTGTCACCACAATATCAACCTCGCCCGCACCCTGAATTTTATTCGCAATATAATTAATCGCATTGGTGGGGCTTAAATAACTGCCTGTGGCGGTATTCTGTCCGACACCATAAATAAATGGGTGAACGGGCAGTAATGAACAGGTAACTCCCGTTAAATCGCCTGATAGTGAAAACTGCTTACGTTGCCATTTCATTATTTATTCCTCAATTAATATGCAACCCATACTTCAATAATCCCCCACGCTGAATCAACTTTTAATGCTTTATTTCCAGTTACTGTGAATCGAGTAAATTCATTATTAAACCCAATGTAAACAGGTGTATTTAAAAACGGCGGAATTAAATTACCGCCTATAAACCCTTTATCCACTCCTGAAAGTTTCGCATAAGCTATTTTCCCTCGAATATCTTCTTTTAATGTTATATTGATATTATGTCCCTTTATTTCCGCACCTTCCCACACCTTAATAAATCGCATATTTTCACCTGCTCTCAAATAGCGAACATCACCTTGTGCTGTCGTTAATGCCCCCACATCTCCCGCATTTAATGTGATATCCGCATTCAGCGGTTTACCATTCACTTTACGGGTATTGGGTACACGACCATTTGCATTGTTATTGGCATTATTGGCTGTGGTTTGGGCGGTATTGGCTTTACTGACGCCATCATTGGCTGTTCTTTGGGCATTATCAGCCTTAGTTACCGCACTACTTGCCGTATTTTGTGCATTAGTCGCCATGGTTTTGGCTTCATTGACTTGCGCAGGCGTAGATGCGCCCACATCGCCCGCGTTTAAGGTGATATCCGCATTCAGCGGTTTACCATTGACTTTACGAGTATTAGGCACACGACCATTGGCATTGTTGTTCGCATTATTGGCGGTAGTTTGGGCGCTATTGGCTTTACTCACGCCGTCATTGGCTGTCTTTTGAGCATTGTCGGCTTTAGTGACAGCACTATTTGCCGTTCCTTGGGCATTGTCAGCTTTAGTTACGGCACTGTCTGCCGTCTTTTGTGCATTAGTCGCCATAGTTTTGGCTTCATTGACTTGCGCGGGCGTAGCTGCCCCCACATTTCCCGCCGTTAACGTAATATCTTGCGTACCATCAAACGGCACCCCCGAAATTTTGCGCGGTGTCGCCAGTTTTTGCGAGGCAACGGCTGTTCCTGTTGAGGGTAATCGGGTATTAGCATTGTCATTCGCCGACTTGGCTGAAGCCATAGCGTTATTATGTAAATCAGTCACTAATTTTTGTGTCGGAGCTAATGCCTGGCTAGTGCCCGTTTTATCCGTTAGTTGGGTAAATCCTTTTGCCGTCAATGTTGCATCGGGATGATTACGGGATTTTTCGTGCGCTTTTAACGCATCATCTAATTGTTGAAAATCCAGTGTTCCTTTAGGGCGTAAATCGGTAATTTTCCCATCTGCTGAAATCGACGCGATTGCAAATACAAAATGCGCAAAACCCGCGTTATCGATAGTGTTTTTTAAATCAGACTTAACGGTGAGTTGAATCTGAGTTTGCCAGCGACTAGTAATATTCCCTTGGTAACTCACATCGGCATAAACCTTAGTATTTTCCGCGGGTACGGTGATATTCTGGTTTGAGGTTAATTCCGCTCGTAATCCACCAATGTAACCAATACCTTTTGTGACAAAATATTGATTCCCTGTTTTACCCACTAAAAACGCATCGCCAAAAAAAGAGGCTTCACCGTAATTGTCGGTATTAACCAGCCGTTGCATTTCATCTATACCAGAAAGCCTGGCGGTAAAATCAATCTGCCACATTTCTGCGGGGGTATTGATAGCGGTTTCTTTGCTGGCACCTAAATACTCCAACAAGAAAGAACGGGTTAACACGTTACCCTGTTGCCCTGCTTGGGTTTTAATTTTGCGTTGGGTAGGTGCGTGCACAATCATCGCTACCGTGCCAGATTTTTTATTTAATAAACCAATCCAATTAAAATCAAAATCTCCAATTTCAGCACCAACAGTAACCGAATAGGCCACCGCATTTTGATTGACGACGCCCGTTTTATTTACCGTTTGACGATGCACAATGTATTTTGCATCGGGCAACCCTTCATTGCGGTCAATCGGTTTTTCAAGCTCTAAATTCGGGATATATGCAAAGACGAATTCGTCTAATACAATGAGGTTTCCATCAATCGACTCTTGGGCTTTCCAGCGCTCAAATGCCGTTGTAATAATAGATTGTGACATTTGTTACTCTCCTTGTAACAATGACGCGCTAAAGGTCTGATATTCACAATCAGCCCAACCAAAACGCATCACTAATTGATTATTGGTGATCACTTCAAAACGATAACGGCGACAAGTGCGCCCATACTGGCGAATAATTCCCATCAATAAATCAGGGTTGCCTGCGATTTGTCCGTCACTGACTCGTAAAATAATGACATCCCAATCAATATCAGGCTGACGCTCTAACAGCTCGACATAGCCCACACCGAGGCGCTCAAAAATGGCAATAAAGCCACTAACCGACCCTGCATCACGGGCATTAATAAAGGCAAACTTTACGCGCTTGCGAAATAAATCAAGGGGTTCACCTTTAAAACGGTGAATATCGCGCTGATACGCGAGCACCGATAACAATTCTTCTGAACAGGTTTCCGCATCCAATTGTTTGAGTGGCCATAACATCCAGTCATAAACACCCGACCAAAATTTGCGCACCGCATTTAACAATTTTGCGGGTTCACCTTTGTTCATCCATGACGGCAAATTTAAGCCTTTTAATCGTTCCTTGAAATCAGGCATCTTGTAGCTCCACGGTCAGCGATTTTAAACGGGGCACACTCAATTCACTGATAATGTCCGTTTGATTAAATTGCAGGGAATCGACCAGGGTAAAATGGCGATGAATTTCGCGCCCCAAATTGGAAAATGAAAAACGCGAGTATGGCCATGTTTTTTTCACGTCATAACTGGTGTTTTCACGAAAGGCACAGCGCACCAGATTTTCAATATCTTGCTTGAGTTTGGTCTGCTCATTGGCGGTTAAGTTGGTGATATTTTCCACGTACACCGTCAATGTAATGGCGTGTTGCGTTTCAGGCATGGGCATACATTGCATATCATCACCGTGCCCGTGATGCCCTTGTGTATTGACGTAATCATTGACTTTGTCGATAAACGGCTGACTGATCACGCCACTGTCTAAAAGCAGATAAGCATTGGCGGTGCCTGCACCTCTCGGTGCATCATGCAAAAAGAAAATACGGTCAATACTCAAACCCACCACGCTGGCAATCATCCCTTGATATACCGCATCAGTATGGTAATTACCGACTAAATTATATTGATTACGGCAACGATCACGTAAATCATCATCGCTCTCTTTATCCGCACCTGGCACTAACAACCAATTTTCTTCATTTTGCGCCCGTTCAATGCCTGGCACGGCAACGGGTAAAATGCGGAAATAGCCAGGCGCGAGATTAAAGGCGCCACCTGCTTCGCTCGCATCAACCGCAATCAAGGCTGACTCTTTTTCAATCGTGACCGTTTCCGTCGTCACGACACTGTAAATCTGCCCGTTAATGCGCTCTGTCTGCACGATAGTGCCCGCTGGCACAGTGACACTGTTTTGCCCTGCGACACGATAAAAGCGCACTTGCCCTTTCGCTTTGGTGGCGGGTTTGCGTTGCAGATTAACGCCCCAAGCAAACATTTCTAGCCACGCCCCCGATGCGGTAGCCAGATACATATTGGTGAACACCAAATTAATCAAGGCGTCTTTGAGCCATTGAACGGGGGTTGTGACAAGGGTATTAATCAAACGCCAAAACGGTGACATAGAAGAAGTGTTGGTAATTAAGCCTTCTTCTTTCACTATGTCGTTAAATTGCTGATTAATGTCATCCGCAGTGATGGGCATGCCGTTGTCTTTTAATGCCGATTCATAGTCAATTTGTGGACGTTGTTTATTCGCCATAATTCACCCCGACACTAATACGGCCAAAATCATAAGTGTCTGCGGTCACCCATAATTTTTTTACGTTTTCTTCATCAACGATAATGGTGCCTGGAATCAGTCGCACATCATCTTCAACCAGTAACACAATCTGCATCCGAATATCGGCGCGTAATGTTGGGCTACGTTCGGCGACTAATTGTGTCGCTAAACCACTTTCAATAATCGCATGTGCAATGTCTTGTGTGATACTTTCACGGTTATTACACAATTTAGGCTCAAAGCCTGCATTGAGCGTAAAGTCACGCTCGGTTATCAATAAATCAATATATTTCGCCTGTTCCATGGCTTCTATCCTTAATTAAGCGCGCTCCACTCTTCCAAATCCGCGGGTGACATCACATTACCATTGTTGATCGTGATATTTCCGTATTGTCTGCGATTATCAACACTCGTTTGATTGTTATTAATTTCTTTGTTTAAACCACCTTTGTTAATGCCTTTTAAATCCCCGCCCGTTAATAATGACGGTTGATAGTCAAAACGGCGGTTAACTTGGTTTTGATTGACCGCATTAAAGTCAGGTTGAACGGGCACACTGGGTAATGCAGAATTGACGACGGCGGTTTCGGTTTCTTTTAAATCAATATTCACGCCAGGGAGATAATTTAATTTGCTGGCCACCGCATTAAACACGCCGTTAAAACTGTCACTTAACCAATTCCAAAGCCCATCAAATACGTTCTTAATGGAATCTGAAATACCATTAAATGTGTCACTGATAGAGAAGTTTTCAAACCAACCGCACAACGCATCCCAACCGCCCGCAATCACATTCCATAAATTGGCAAACAGTTGCGACACCGTGTTATAAATCGCAATAAAGGCTTGCACAGGTGACAATGAGAAAAACCATTGGCACACGGCATCCCAACCTTTGGCAATGCCTGCATACATCAAATTTGTTATGCGGGTAATGGATGCCCAAAAACTGGCAAATACGCTAACGGGATTGATGCGCTCTAAAAATTGAACCGTCTCGCTCCATGCTGTAATGATGTTATTTTTTAAGTCATTCCACGTTTGAGAAATCCATTTCGATGCATTGATAAACGCGGTGATAATCAAGCCCACACCTTTGATGGTCATGCGCAATGGCCACGACAATAGTTCAATCGCTTTCGCCACACTCTTACCAAAGGCTTGACCTGCAATCGTGGTTTTATTCAGTGTCTTTTCTGAAAATTCAATAGGTGTGAGTAAATCCGTAAACCAATTAAAAACCGTTTTGACCGCTTCCCACACGACACCCAACGCTTTACCGATGTCCTCAAACATCGAACCAACGGGCGACATAGAGTCAAAGGCCTCTAAAAAGCCTTGCACAAATCCTTTGAAAAACGCCTTGATAGGTTGCCAAAATTTCACGACAGCAATCGCGACCAAGGCAAACAAGCCGATTAACAATAAAACTGGCCATGTGATAGAGGTAAATCCTAATGCTGTGGCAAAAGAAGCAATTTTTGTGGTATTTAAAAATCCCGTCAGTTTAGCGAGAGAACTGCTAAAAAAGCCGGTGGCTTTCGTCACTAAATCGTATTTGCCTTTCATCAGTGAGAGCAACACCCCGCCCGTTTTCCACAACGGCAGAATACCGACCCACAACAACCGACCGATACCTAGCACGATATTCGCCATCGCACCCATTGCGGTGAATGCAATAAACCCCGTCACTACATAACCAATCGCACGGGCGATATTTGGGAATAATGTTAACCAACGCACGAGCATTTGCCCCATATCGGCAATTTTATTAATCAGGGGCACAATCACAGGCAATAATGTCATGCCGACCGCAATGCGTATCGACTCCCAAATCGACAATAACCGTTCCCACGGATTGGCTAACATACTCGCCATTTCGGTGGCGCGCTTCATGCCGTCATCACCGCCTAATGCCGTGATGTTTTTGCGTAACACCTCGACGTTATTAAACAGTGATTTAACGACAATCGCCGAATCGCCAAAGGCATCCTCAATCTCTTTTTGGGCTTTTAAATTGCCCGCAATGGATTTGCCGTATTTGCCTTGCAGTTTCTCCAGCATTTCGGGCATCGTCAGCATTTGCCCTGACGCATTAACAAACGATAGACCGAGTTTTTTCGCCCCGTCCGTTGCTCCTGACAGAAACGACTCATATGCGCCACTGGATTCCGTGCCTAATGAGCGTTGTAACTCGCCTAATACCGCTAACTGTTCATCAATACCAACTCCAAATTGTGTACCCGCAGAGCGTGCCCCTTCCATCAAATCAGTGATTTCAGCCATAGAAGTGCCGAACGTTTGCGACATAATAACGGCTTTGCCTGCCAGCTCTTCCGCGAACGTCACTTTGCCCACGCTATCGGCATAGCCTTGAAATTGGGAAAACATTTTCCCCATATAGGCATTGGATTCTTCGGCGGTGGTTTTTAGTGCTGATGCCGTAATGTTGCTGATTTTAGTCAGTTGCGGGAGTTCATTATCAGAAATACCACCAATGGCCTTTCGGATAGAAAGAGAAGATTCAACGAATTGCACGGCGGATTTACCGTATTGTGCGCTAAAGGTCAGCGCATCATTGGTAATTTTTTTCATCGCGCCATCGTCTACACCCGTGACTTTTGCCATGTCGAGTGCGTCTTGAATAGCTAACGCGGGGTCTAAAACGTTTTTCAACGCAAAGACAGAGCCAGCCAAGCCAGCCCCACCGACCGCGATATTTTTAAATGCTTCTTGTGAGGTTTCAGCGAATTGAGTCACGCCTGCTTGCACGGCCTTCAAGGGCTGAGTGACTTTATCAATCATGCTGAGTGTAAAATCTAATGTACTCATCATTCACCCTTGAAAGCTAATGCAATGCCGTTTGCGACCGCAATGCGGTGATTTTCTGTGAGGTGGTTATCTAGCCAAATTGCGCATGCGAAGCTGTCGATATCATCCTGCTCATGAGGGAGATAGTGCCGTCGTAACGCCATATATTGTCCGAGGGCACTGCGTTCAATCGCTTCGACTCGCGCCGTTAGTTTTTTAGTTCAATATCCAATTTAGGTGCGTATTCTGAATTCACCTTTTCCAGTAATTGCATCGCCGAACCTGGGATATTTAAAACCTCTGTTAAGGCTTCTTTGCTTTCAGGGGTAATAATTCGGCGTAAATAAGTGACAGTGGGCGCGACTTTATCCGTTGCTGAAATTTCATTTAACCAGCCGTTATACGCGGTCATATTCGGCTCAAAAACCAGCTCTTTGCCCATTACGATTAAGGTAATTGTGTTTTTCTTGGTACTCATTTTTCCATCCTTTGACGAATTTCGTCCGTTAATTGGTTGTGCCGAACGGCACATTTCCCGTAAATTTCATGGTATTTTAATAATGCAGTGGCTAAATCTGCCCCTGTATTACCGTTTAGTTTCGGTAAGGTTGTCGTGCATTTTGTCAGTAGATTTTCCTGATAAGGCACGTTCTGCATTGTCGATTGCTTCGTTGTACATCCTGACAAAATCATCACTAACACAAAGATGAGTGAACACAGGCTTAATAATTTCGGTGCGTATTTCAGGCGGTTGCGCATTGGCGAGTGCCTCCAATTTATTTTCTAACGTCCTTGCTGATTGACTCGCTAAATCGTGTTGAGCCTTTAAACTGGCGTTATTAACTTCATTAGCTGTTTTTAATGCGACCAGTTCAAGACTGTCTTGATGCCAACCTTTAACCAACCAGCCAGCTCCAAAAGTTAAAATAAACGCAAAGATGATCGCCGTTGCTTGTTTCATTATTTCACGCCGTTGTGCTCTAACGAGTAGTGATTACCGTCATTGAAACGACCGCCCCACGTACCGCCAATGGATTCCCAATATTCGCCAAGGGGCTGATGGTCAGTTGTCTTGGTGAGATAAACACCCTCTTTAAACAGGTTAAAATCCACGGCCAATCGCTGAGTGTGTAAGCTGTTTTTAATACCAGTGCCTGATTTAGCGTTTAACTTTGCTTGTTCTTCTGTGCGATACGCTTCTGAAAATGTCAGTTCATAACCGTTGTCATAAGCAAAGAGGATCAAGTCTGCAATCATGCGCGTAAACTTGCGTTGTTTTTCGCCGAGTGTCATTTTTTCAACTTCCCTGTCAGTAAGTCACTGCCTCGTTTTTTCAGCCATAATTCCACTAACTGAAAGCCTGCAATGCCTAACGCTGAACCTAGCCCCGTAATCGCCAGTGGCGAAAGACCTGGGATCCAAATCAACAATCCCCCTGCCATTAATGATACTGCCGAACCCAAAATGACACGACCAATAAAGAGGCGTAACGTAATGGGTTCACTGCCTGACATCATTTTGCCAATCGCAATTAAAGCGCCCAAGATAATCAAAGAAATCAGTGTTTTGTTATGTTCTTCCATGAACAAAAATCCTTTCAATTACAATTTATCTGTCAATTCAGACTCTAAATAAGGAATGCCATTAATGCGCACAAAATCCGGTGAGGTAACGATAAATTTAATTTTATGCGTCATCACCGCCCCGCCTTTTGGGTCAACGTCTAAAATATCGGTGACGTTTAATTTACAGCCGAAAGACTCAACCTTAAGTTCTTCTGTGCCTGCTTTTGCGTACCACATCAAATCGACTAAGGGGATAGCGCGCCAAGAGCCTGCACTACGGGCTTTTGCTGTAATCACATTTAAATATTTGGTGGATAATTCCAGTTCACCCTCTGCCGATACATCCCCGTTCACATAACCGTCAGGCACCCCATTGGTTTGAGCGACACCTGTATTGTCTGTAATCGATAGACTGACTTTCTCAACATGCACTAAGTCACCATCGATATTAAAATCAATCGACTGCCCCGAAATCCGTTTTCCGCTCATTATTCACTCTCCAAGGATGTGTCTAACAGAATGCCAATGGTGATCCCTTTCGGGCATTCATAAGTTCGCACCGTGATATACACTTCAACGTTATTTTTGTTTTTCCATGTAATAACCACATCACCTTCTTTGGGTGGTTTTACTTCGCCTGGGAAACTCACCCCATTAATTTGCGTACTGCGTGACATTTCACGTAACACTTTGGCAAAGTAGGCTTGATGGGCTTCAATACTGGACGGGGTACTGTTTAAACTGCGGTCAGCAATTTTGGCAATCGCACGAATACGCACCGTGCGCGCGACTTTATCAACAACACGCAAGTTTTCAATTGACTGATAATCACCCCCTTCAACGTCTAATGTGCGACCGTCAGACCAATAAATGCCGTCATAATCGGGGTACCACATCGGCACACTAAAACGCTGTTTTTCCAACGCTTGCAGTGTCGCCAAATCAAGGCTTTTCCCTGTGCCATCTAATGGAAGATACGCACTGCCTAAATCGGTTAGTGCGCCCGTTTTAACACGTGCGGGGCTATCGGCAATCGTCACCGCACGGTTACATAATCGCCCAGCCAGAGCACCTGCCTCATTTCCCCAAAGCATTGGCACTAATTGAATGGAGGATTCCGCTTCCCCTTTTGAGAGCGCTGATAAACGTTCAACATAGCCCGACCACGCTTCATCATCTTGCGTTGCACCGACACCTAAAATGGCAAATAACCAGCGCCCATGTTTTGCGATTAAATCAGCGCGTAAGGATTTAGCCGATTGGATAACAGCTTTTGTTGCATCACCAATTAATACATACCCTTCGCAACTGGCAACCGCTTGTGCATCCATCACCGCGTCAACAAATGCCAATTCTTCCGCATCTTCCGCTAATACATGCACGTAACCCGACCAGTTTTGTCCTGCATTACGCATCGCCGATAACACATTACTTTTTAACGGGCTGTCTGGCGTTCCTAACACATCATCGAAATCGGTTTGCGTATTGACCGCAATAGTTTTACCGACATTGGTTTTTCCTTTACCAATAAACAGCAAAATGCGCTCAATTTCCTTTGTTTCGCCTTGCAGTTGGTTATGTTGATTAACCTGAACAGTTGGCCACATAGTAAATTCCTTTTTTATGCACCGTAGCCGATGCCTTGAAGTTGTCTCTCTAACGCTTTGATAAAGTCTTCATCACTGATACCTAAAAACTCACGACTGGGGATATCTACCTCCCAACTGGTTTTTTTAGGTTTATTTTGTAAAAGACGGATTAGTAATCCCGCCTGAAAAAAACGCATCTTTCCTGTAATCTCTTTTAAAGGAGGCTTTACCCAACGCTTTCCTTTTTTGATTTTATAGCCCAATGCCCGTAGTTTTTTGGCTTGTTTCGGTGTTGCGGTAGGCTCTGGCTTCTTCTCACTCGTTGCTTTTCGGATATTATTATCGTTGGCATTTTTACGACTAATTTTTGCTGTCATACCATATTGCTGGCTATATCCCACGACACCAGCACCCACAGGTTTACTGCCATTGCGATAATTTCCGCCCCCAAGATAAATACGGACTACACCTTTTTCGGGAATTTCACGAATTTTTAATAGTTTAGGCATTTTACGGAGCATCTTTTTTTTGTAGTTACCGTGTCGCCCTTGCCATGCCTCACCATCAGGTGTCTGCTGGTTTTTTACCGCACGTTTTGAAGCAACAATCACACCGTATTTCGCAATTCGCCAAAGTAACCGCTGACGTTTTTTCGGCGGTAATTCCAATTCTTTGAGCTGTGCCCGTAATTTTTTTAGTTGCTCTGCGTTTAATTGCCCTTGAATGCTCATTTCACACCACGGGGATCACATCAATATTTTCAGCAAATAACACTTCTGGGTTGGCTAATGACCAACGTTTACCGTCAAATGGCACGAGGCCTTTTTCATCTTCTTTTAACACAATGGCGTCGCTTAATTTAAGGGTGACAACAACCATTGCTATATCCTCGTCCACATCAACATCAATCGTCGGTGGTTCATCATCAAAATCGGGTTCAGTTAAATCTGTTTTTAACTCTTGATACCAGGCCTCAATCAAAATAGGGATATAACGTGTATCTATTTCACGATATGGCCAACGTCCCCAAGCAATTACCGCATCATATTCTTGCGTTAAAATTTGATATTGTTCTTTATTCGACTCATCTTTACCCAAATCTCTGTGAGCACGTTTAAAAACAAGTTCATCCATTTCGCTACTAAATTCTGTCGCAAATAAGGATTCAGGCAAATTTGCACGTAAGAACGCAGTCAATTTTTGTAGTCGGGTCATATCATTTTCACCGTAATGCGAGGCAACTGTTTCATATTGCGAATAACAAAAGTTGATTCCGCTAATAACCGTGACCGTAATTCGTCGCTTTCTTGCTGTGGATTTGGCGCTCGACTAACAATCGACAAATATTCACCCAATAAATCCGCTTTTGCCCTGGCATACACCGCTTTTTTATACTGCGCACAAAGGGCATTAACGCCTTTTATTTTTGCGCCTGGGGCGTCTTTTGCCTGATTAACACCTTTTGATAGCCAATAACTTTTCACATCTTTTAATTCACAATTAATTTCTGTGACCGTGGTTAATAATGCATCAGCAATAAAATCGGCATCGATATTGGCAGGAATAGCGCGACTTTTTTGAAAATCACCTAAATTTAAATCAGGCCAAAATTCATCATTTGTCAGTTCTTCATTTTTATAGGTAATGCCATCGCCATTTAACATGCTGACCTCTAAATAAAAAGCGGGCGTACCAGTTTCCACGACCAATAAACAATAAATTGTTTTGTCTCCACTGTGCCCGCTCCGGCTTGCGGTAGTCTTTACTCTTGCTCTAATGCCCGTAATCGTGAGGCAATGCGCAAACGATGTGTTTTAACCCCGCTTTTCGGGTTTAATTGATGTGCTCTGGCAAGATAAGCATCGGCTTGATTTAGCGTATCAACACAATCAATTGCGCTGGCTCTTGCATCGCCCACATCGCCTTTTAATAACTCTAACGCGTGGAATTTAAACCACTTCGCTTGTATTTTTTCGTGAACTCGCCAAATTTCTGTGACATTCTTAAATGTCCTTGAAAAATAAGGCTCAATGGGGTTTCCTGCTTCCGCTTCTAACTGTGCCCATTCAAGGATGGTGTCAGCCACAAAAGCAGGGAAACCGCTTTTAAAATTGTCGGGGGTGCGCTGTCCTTGCACGATGGCGATATCCGCCCAGTCCAGTCCTTTATCGAACTCCCCCACATCAAATAGCCAAATGACGCAATACACAAAAATCGGGTTTTGATACACTTCGCCTTCATCTAAATAACGTTGTGCTGTCGGTAGATACATGGGCAATAATTCTTCACGTTTCATTGCCACACGTTCATACGTTTGATTGAGTGCTCGCAGTCGTTTGACATCCCGCTCAATGGCACGTGCTTGAAGATGCATACTTTCACCGTCAGCAATGGCAACTGCCTGTCGCTGTTCAAGTTTTTGTTGCATTTCAACTTCTATTCGGTGTCGTTGTGCGGGTGATAACATTACTCTTTATCCAGTTTTTCAGCGGGTTCGGTTAATTCACCAATGGTGACCGCATTTTCATCATAAGAAGCATAAAGCTCTGGATATTCCAACGCATAACCTTCATTACGCAGGTATTTGTTTTCATAAGCCTTACGGTCTTCTACAAACTCCGCTTTACGCTGACGCGTATTACGTTGAGTGTAAATATGAAGATTTGACAGCATAGTGACTGTCATACGCTTACCTGGCATAAATGGCGGAATAATGGCATTGCGTCCTGCAATAGTATTACCCAACATTTGTGCGGCAATTTTTTCCGTTGGTCTGTCAGCAGATTGATATAAGCGATATTGCTCTGCTGAAACCAAATCAGCACCGACAAGTACAACTAATCGCGGGTCTGTACGATGTTCAACTGGAATACAGGTATTAATAAGGTCTGATGCCATCGCATCTAAAGAACGGAAATCACCTTTATCGTCCAGTTTGACTGGTGTGGTAATAACTTGCTTACCACCATCCCATTTTTTAGCAATTGCATGCCAACCGATATTAACGTCTTCACCCATTGGGTTAGCATCAGGGTCAGTGCTATCTGCAACACGTTCCCCATTAAACCCAACACGTAGCATATCTAATGCAAAACATTCATTGATAAACACTTGCATGCGTTGGAAAAATTCATTTTCTGTGCCTGAATTTGCCCAAACTGACAGTAAATGCCACGTAAGTGATGCACCTGAATCGGTTTCAACCAATTGATAGGTATTACCATCCACATTGGTATCACGAGAAAAACGACCGCCTTTTTTACGTCCTGTAAAAAGACCTGGATTACCCACAGAAACGACTTGGCCTTGTAACTGGTCTACATCCATGCAGGTGATCATGCCTAGGAAATCAACCGATTCCATCAATGCCGAACGCAGTGCCGTTTCTTTTGGGTCTGTTAGCGAGAAATATTTAGAAGTATCATCAACCCCGTAAGCCTCGGCTAACCCATTAACATAGGCTTTTAGATACTGTCTAGCCCGTTGATTTAATTGCATAGAAATCCCTTTCCTATCCTAGTGAATTAAAGAAAATCAAAACGTTTGTTTTTATTTCCTGTCGGATTAGCGCTAGGTTTTCTTGTTGAAATAGAGTCTAACTTGCTAAAGTTTTTAACAATATTTGGTAAGTTATCGCGCAATTTTGAAAAATCTTCTGTATCAACCACTTCTTTGACGGTTTCAACATCCTCTTGCACTTCATCAACATTTTGTTGTGTTTGGGCAAGTTTCGCTTCAAGTTCTGCGATTTTGTCTTCCGCTTGTGCGAGTGCCTCAGCCAGTGCTTGTAATTTTTCATCATCAGCAGGCGCAGGCGTTTGTTTCTGTTCTGGCTCTTCAATTCCGTAGTGTTTACGCCATGATTTATCTTTCATGCTTCCATTCCCTTTATCTCTTTTCCGACTAAAGTTAAAACGCGTCGTGCCAACACAAGCAGGGTCATCAACAACCGCTAATCCCTCTAGATATGTTATTCCTTGCCCTTGGAAATCTAAATTCATCTCCACAGAAGGAAATAGCCCATAATCTTGTGCGTTCATTTCTAATAAGCGAATAAATGGACGCAATATGGCATAAAGATGTAATGTGCCCGCGTCGTCTTCTTCCGCTTTAACTTCGATAACTTCTCCGACAGGTTTCTCGCCAGGCTCTCTGACGTGTTTCCCATTTGGCGGATGTAAATACCAAATCATGGCGGTATAACGCTGATAATCGTAGGTTTCCGCCATTTCAATAATTTCATTGCGGAGAATTTCACGACCGTCAACGGTTTCGCCTTCCGTGGCTATGCAAACCCACGTCGTCCTTAACTGTGACATTGTTTACATAATCCCCCCTTTCCGTGGGTACTTTCGATAATTCCGTTTGAGGTAACAGTATTGCGAAATTCCATCAGGTGGGCGAATGGTTAAATTTGGATATGGCGTATAACCAAATTTGTGGCAACGCCAGATAGGCTGTGACTCGGCATAATGTTTTACATTATGGCGAACTCACGATATTCAGATGAATTAATAGGAGTAGCGAAATCGCTGTATTTGCGACGCTATACTCCTGCAGAAATTGCAACCGAACTTAATTTGCCGAATCGGCGAATCGTTTACTACTGGGCTGAAAAAGGGAATTGGCAGGATTTACTCAGTCATGAATCGGTTTTAGATGCGATTAATCGACGCATTATTTTGCTCAGTGAGCGAAACAATAAAACTGTTTTTGAACAAGAGGAGTTAGACCGTTTAATTAACCATCATATCAAATTGATGGCGCAACAAAATAAACACGCAGAGAAGCTGGCGCAGGCAAAAGCACAAAATAATCAATCTGGTTACTCAAATGATAATGAGTCTGACGATGGTGAACCAAGGAAGAAAAAACGCTATCGTAAAAATGATATTTCTGAATTAACAGAAGAACAATTTCAGCAATTCGCTGACAAAATGCTTTTTGGCTATCAAAAACATTTACGCAATAACATTAAAAAATCCATTCGTAATATTTTAAAGTCACGCCAAATTGGGGCGACTTGGTATTTTGCGTTTGAAGCACTGGAAAATGCGGTACTCACGGGTGACCCACAAATCTTTTTATCGGCCTCAAAACCGCAAGCCGAGGTTTTCCGTTCCTATATTGTCAATATTGCAGAGCAATTTTTCGGGGTGACATTAACGGGTAACCCGATTCGTTTAAGCAATGGTGCTGAACTTCGTTTTCTTTCTACCAATAAAAACACCGCACAAAGCTATTCAGGTCATCTTTATTGTGACGAATATTTTTGGGTGCCTAACTTTAAACATTTAAATGAAGTTGCCTCTGCAATGGCAACTCACGACAAATGGCGCACAACCTATTTTTCTACGCCTAGCTCAAAAACCCATCCCGCATATCCGTTTTGGACGGGTGACGAATGGCGTGGAAATGAAAAAGAACGTAAGAACGTTAAATTTCCTAAACTTGAAGAGATGCAGGACGGCGGACGAGATTGTCCTGATGGTCAATGGCGTTACGTCATTACGTTGGAAGATGCTATCAAGGGCGGTTTTAACCTGGCATCCATTGAAAAACTTCGCAATCGTTATAACAAAGATACATTCAATATGTTGTATATGTGTGTCTTTGTTGATAGTGGCGCATCCGTCTTTAAATATGGGGATTTAGAAAAGTGTTGGGTTGATGTCGCGCTGTGGGAAGACCATAACCCGAAAGCATCCCGCCCTTTTGGTAATCGTGAGGTTTGGGGCGGTTATGACCCTGCCCGTTCTGGCGATACCTCCGTTTTTGTTATTTTAGCCCCGCCCACTTCACCAGAGGAGCGTTTCCGTGTTCTAGCCGTTCATTATTGGCATGATATGGCATGGAAGCGTCAGAATCATGACATCAAAGAATTATATAAGCGTTATAACTTTACCCACATAGGGATTGATGATTCAGGGTTGGGTAGTGGTGTGCATGAAATGGTGTCAGATTTTGCACCGAGAGAGACCATGAGGATCACTTACAGTAACAGCATGAAAATTCAATTAGTTCTTAAAATGATTGATTTAGTCGATGAAAAACGTATCGAGTGGGATAAAGAACAAAAAGAAATCACCGCCAGTTTTCTCGGTATTCGCAGAGATACTACCAGTAAAGGTGGCTCAATGACATTTGTCGCTGACCGTAGTATCGAAACAGGTCATGCTGATATTTTTTGGGCAATTGCTCATGCGGCCATTAACGAGCCATTGAATACTGACAAACAAAATAAATCCAAATATTTCATCAAGAAAAAGGTTACTTAAATGGGAAAGAGAAAATCAAGGAAGATTGAGCCAGTTTCTACCAATCGAAAAAAAATGAGCATTATTACATTGGGTAAACCTGAACCTATTTTGACGACACAAACCCAATATCAAAATATCTGGTACGACAATGATTATGACCATTATATCTTACCCATTGAACGTATTGCTCTAGCACAATTAGTTAATCTCAACGCGCAACATGGTGGTGTTCTCTATGCTCGCCAAAATATGATATTGGCAGATTTTATTGATGGCGGATTAACCCATGAAGATTTAAAAGCATCGATTATGAATTACTTGATTTTCGGTGATACGGCCATTTTAAAAGTACGGAATTACTGGGGGGAAGTAGTTGAATTATGCGTATTACCCTCTTTATTTATGCGACGCCGTAAAGATGATTGTTTTGTTATTTTACAAGAAGGTGAACCGTTAATTTATCCCCCTGAAGATGTCATTTTTATTAAACAATATGACCCACAACAACAGGTTTATGGTATTCCCGATTATATCGGCGGTATTCATGCTTCTTTACTTAACAGTGAAGCCACCATATTTCGTCGTCGCTATTATCACAACGGTGCCCATACGGGTGGGGTTCTTTATTGTAATGACCCATCACTGACCGATGAAGTCGAAAAAGAAATTATCCAAAACTTAGAACAAAGCAAAGGCATTGGTAACTTTTCCACAATGTTTGTACATATTCCCAATGGTGATCCCGAAGGGATTAAATTTATGCCTATTGGGGATATTTCGGCTAATGATGAATTTAATAATGTTAAAAATATCAGTGCTCAAGATATTTTAACCGCACACCGCTTTCCCGCAGGTTTAGCGGGGATTATTCCTGGTAACGTTGGCGGTTTAGGTGACCCAATCAAAGCCCGTGAAGCCTATCGACAAGATGAAGTTATCCCTGTGCAACGCATGTTTGAGAATGCCGTCAATAGTGACCCTGAAATACCGTCACATTTGCATATCAATTTTAAGAAAGATAACGACAGTTTGGGTGCAGAATGAGGCAAAAAAAGGTAAAATTACGTCAGTTCGATTATTTTGGAGTTCGTAATATGAAAGTGATGAAAGTCCTCTGCCCCGCGTGCGGTGAAAAGGCAATCATAAGAACAACAAATAGAAAACATCGCCAATTTGCTGACCTTTATTGTCAATGCACAGACTTAGAATGCGGAATGACTTTCGTTTTAAACGTCACTTTTAGTCACACACTAAGTCCTAGCGCCAAAGACGTGAATAAAATGATTGATAAACTGCTACCAGATAATAAACAAATGGCGCTTGATTTACTCAAAGCGCCCATTGCTTAAATTATTGAGCCACATTTTGTGGCTTATTTTTTTCCAATAAGTCCACTCTGGCATTGTCGGCTAACTCAAATATTAATGATAAAACAATATCTTTTTCCTGTGATGTGAAAGAATCAAAACTGCCTACTTTTGCGATAAGAGCTATTCTTTCAAGTGCTTCCATGCTTTTTATATTATCTGTCATTATCATACCCTTAAAGAATACTGTATGAATAAACAGTATAATAGCTTTGTGATTTTTGTGAACCCCTAAGTGATAATTATGTGAGATATAATTACTTATTGTGTGACCCTTGATATTTCGTCACGTAATATCGGGTATGGCATGATAATGAATCAATTAAATAGGTTTCGATATCACTTGGTTGTTGAGGTATTGCATAATAAACATCCCCCGCCAGACCGCCAAATAATGGCTTTTTAAAATCGTCATGACTAACAAAATAAAATTTTGCACCTTTCAAGACAAATCGCCTAACACCTGTATTTTCAATACCAAGGTGATCGCAAAAACAATCTAAAATATGATTAACCTCGCATTCATCACCAATGAAGAATTTATTTTTTCCTGTTAGTAATGCGTTCAAAACTGATTCTAAAGAAAAATACTCCGCATGAGAGAAACTTGCCCTTTCGGACAAAACACTGACTTGCTTAAAACACAGGCGAGCCAATAAATCTAACGTCAGTTTTATTTTTTGCATACTCATAGATTATCTCTCCTCGCTCATACCAATAAATTTGCGATATTTCTCTGCAAGAAAAAAATAGGATGCAATCAAAATATAAAATGGCCATAGCATTGAGTAATCTATCGCTTCACCTAGGCTGTATTTGTCATGATAGCTTTTTTTAGACTTCATCGTTCTGTGTATAAAAAGAACTATTGATATCAATAAATAAAATAAAACTAAGTATTTATACATTCATTCCTCTCAACTTATTTACTTTATTAAAAATACGGTCTTTTCATTCATTAAATTGACGGTATTTCAGCTGTGTAGTGCCCGTTCTTATCAAAGAACCGTCGTCAAAACTTCTAAACGCCTTATCATCAATGACTATTCCCGCCCCATTTCTCATTTTTTGGGCATCATCAAAGGTGATTTCATGCCCGATTGACCTGAAATTATCTAAAATTTCCGTTACCACCTTTTCTTCATCGTTAATCGTTCGGGTTTCCCCCGTACAGTTATTGACAGAACTCCTAGGTGACGCGTTCGCGCCACTAACAGCAGACTCCGCATGCGCGTCGTCTAACTTCTTCACAATCTTCCATTGTTTCAAACGGGTTAAAATGGGTGTGTCTATGCCGACTAACGTAGAAAAAACTCCTTTTACACGGATCACTTCTTCACCGTATTCGTTAGTGTCTTCCGATTCCTGATACCAAAGGCGCGCGATAAGGTTTTCACGTTTCACAAACGGGCCACCTTGAGCATTGATATAACCCGCCCAATTTCCACCGTCAGCACAATCGTGAACAAGGGCGAACTCAACATCTAAGCCCATCGCTCTATCGTGGTCAGCCATTCGGCGCAATTCACGGTAAACGGTCACAGGCGCACCACCGATAAATTGAAATTGGCGGATATTCCAACGTCCTGCCCATGTTGCTGCCGCCATTGCGGCTTCTTTCATTGGTCTACCGCTTTCATCATCGACTTCACCATCGAGAGCGTAACCATCGACATTTTTTGAAATGTATTTCGCCACATAACCCGTTGCTGACCCTTTTTCGGGATCGATTTCTTCAACGTAAAAACGCGCTTTACGCGCTTTGTCAGTAATTAATTCGTGATTATCTTCTGCTACGGCATAGGCTTTAATAATTGAGCGGATTTCTTCAAGTTGAGACGGCAACATAAATAACAGCATGTGCCAATGAGGTGTACCATCATGATGCGGTTCAGCAACGCGCATCCCAAAGACACGCAAATCTTTACGGTGTAATTTTGCTCTTATTTTACTCCATAGCTTACAAAGGTATTTTTGTGTGTCAGCAGGACTGCAACCATTCCATTTACGGTTACGATAACCGTGTTTTGTTGTCGCATGATATTTAGACGGGGCGGTTAATGTGTAAAACTCACCGACATAACCTAATTCATTACAGATATCTTCAAAACCACGAATACGCACCATCATTTCAGTGCGCTTAATCGCAGGGTTGGCCACACTGCCATAATATTTATCAATCAAGCTGACGCGATTCCCTTCCTCGTCTTCCAGCTCCATGGATTTTAAAAACTCACGTGTCCGATTTTTTTGCTCTTTCCATTCGTTGATGGCGGTTTTACTCGCATAGATATTGGCTTTCTTGCTGACCAAATTGATTGCAATGCTTAAATGCTCACGCCATTGAGAAGCATATTTGCGTAAACGGTTAAGCCACCATTTATCTGACATCATGCGAGAAATAGCCGAATCAGCATCTTTCTGATTAAAATAGCGTGTGGTTAATTTTGCCCATCTAGGCACATCTTGTTTAAAACCTGCGGTTATTTTTGAAGCATGTAAAAAAAGTTTGTAGGTTAATTTCAATTCACTATCAATGATATTTTCTTTACCTGCTAACATAAGCTGTTCATTCATTAAGTTAGCGATATCCCATGCAAGATTTTCGATATCTTTTTTTGACATATCAGGCAGGTGATTAAAACGGTTGAAGAAATTACAGTTTTCTACCGTCATTGCAGGCAAAGCATAACGGTCAGTGATCATTTTTATTCTTGGGTAGGTTCTTTCAACAAAAGTTTTCGCAAGATATGCATTAGCGCGTTTGCGACCTTGTTCTTTATCTAAATCGCTATATCGCTTGTTAACAACGATTTGTACTAATTTAGGTTGTTTAGATAATAAGGCTTCCGCATCATGAAACGCCTTATGCTCACGTTCCTTTTGATGGATTTGCTCGTAGGTTTCAAATGGACGTTCAATAGGTTTTGAGGGTTTATCCCATGGTGATACTCTTATATTATGAAATTTTGATGATGCTGAAATAGTCATTTTTAATATCTCAATATAAGGATTTGAAATGGAACATCGATATACACGTGATTGCCCCCGTCCAGACTACGATGAAAAAATTACCGAATGGCTAAATAAACAAAGTAGAAACAGTTGTTCATCAATGTCTTACCCCGTTGCGCTCTATCATGGTGGTTACATTTATCGTTGCATTAAGGGTTCAGGACTTGGTGATTACGTTTCTATATGTGAATTTCTAAAATCTCTTAACTTAGTCAATATGATTGCGGATGATGCTACTTTTCGGGGTTATGATGCCGTGTTCTCAACAATCCCTGACAAGGTTGATTTACTAAAAAGAAAATTTTCACTCTCAGACATCCCTAGAAACGAACCAGCAAAATAACTGCAAGCGATACAGTGATCTTCTGTATCGCCTTTTTTTTCATGAAAAGTTCTCACTAACTAACTCTTGCGCTTGACGTTCTAGCTCTGATGCTTCACTTTCCAACAGTTCAGCAACGTCGGCATAATCCATTTTGTTTTGAATGATAAGACTAGATAACTTGCGAATACGGGATGCGTATTTATCCGCACAGGCTTGCTTTTGCTCATTACGTGCTAACGCTAATGTGGAATCTAAAACAATAGCGTGTTCGTTATTAGCAATTTGTGCAGGCATAAAAGTGGGCGTTGGTATTGATGTATTCATAGTTAATTTCCTTTATTTAGGTTACAAAAATCCCTGACCGATTAAGGCCATTTATTTTTACTTTGGGTTTAATTAATTATTGAGGTAATGCTAATTGTTTAGGTAATAATGCCGTAACGGCTTTAATATGATTAATGGCTTTAATAATGTCGAAAATTTCTTCTGTTTTAAAATCTTCAAATTTTAAATCATGTCTTTCTTTTGGAATGCCTGCCATATATAAAATAACACCTAAGAATTTTTTATTTTCTTGGTAGCAGTCATCAAATCTATCACGCATATCAAAAAAGAAGCGTTTTAATTCTTCATTTTGTAAACCAAAGTGGCGAGAACGTAATTTAGCGGTATGATTTAATCCATCGACACGTTGAGCAACTGGAATATGAAAAGCACGTTGTTCATTTTCAACTTGATTCTGATACATAACAACCTCACTTAAAATGGTATTTCGTCACAATCAATTTCTAAACTTTCGCAGACAATAATAAATTCATGCGCAAAAGATTTTAATTCATCATGAATAAGGTCTACACATAAACCATTATTTTGTGCATTGTTAACTGCATCTATTAATTGCTCGCGTAACATTTGTTTTTTAGTCTGTAATTCTTTTAACCCTTTCGTTATGCAATTTTGTTTATATATATATTCAGATAAGTCTTTTTTTAAATAAGCCGTCTCGTCGCCTTTATTACTAAAATCGAACCCTATTTTCACTTCGATATTATTATTTTCAGTTAATTTTTTTAAGCGCTCTATTTGATGCTCTTTCGCACCTGGTAAAATCTCATCAAACATATTTTCTTTATACATAAACACCTCTAACTTAAAGCTGATATTAATAAATAACCCATAAATAAAATAAAGCTAACAATATAAATAGAATTTTTATTTTCATTTTTAAATGAATCACTGGATAATTTATATTTGTGTTGTTGAAGCTGTAATGAATTTAATTTCATTTTAAAACCTCACATCATTGATGGGCTAAGATTGGTTACTGCATCCACTGCACAGACGAACGCTGGATTAGTATGTAATCTTGCGGATAGTGTTATTCCTGCCAACGTTAAACAACGAATTGCTGTATTAACAGAGCGTTTAAAATCAGCGACTCGCGCATTATTTAAATTACCGCCTGAAACTGTATTAGTTGCTAACTTCCCAACCTCACCGACTGCCGTTAATAAATATGCGGGTACATTAGAATCGCATGCTTCGTTAACGGGGACTGACGGCTGACACTGCATCTGTTCTAGAACTCCATCAAGAATAGAAGCGTCCTCAGTTGCATCAGTCAACTTCATTAAATCAATACAAGTTAATTGATGCGGTTGTTCAGGATTTAACTTATTACGCAACATTTGCGCATTCATACCGATGCTTTCTGCTATTTGTACTAAATCCCCTTTGTGGGTATTTGCGAAAGCACGACATGCATTATCAAAGTGCGCTTGTTTGGAAACCTGATAATCAAACATGGTGTTTATTCTCAAAATGCGAAAGACTAGCCCTGCTGATTAGACTGAAACGAAATATTACAGCCCTCAGAAGCTTCTACGTACAGGGCAAGCATGTTAATAAAAACAGTTCCCTTTTTCATGGATGCACTTTTTTTGCGAACAGGTAAGCGACCATCTTTAATCATATCTCTTACGGTTTGCTTAGGTAGGTTAAAGCGTTCCATAAACCCTTCTAGCGTTAGATACGGCTCAGGAATGCTGATTGTAATATTTGGTCTCATAAGGCAAAATCCCCTATTCGGTTTAATTCGATGCTATTCAGTTTCATTCGTGTAAAACAAAGAGATTAAAGAGAGAATACTTTACGTAAAACGAATCGTCAATACCGAATAGCATAAAACTTGGTTTAACGCGAATTCAGGAAGATATGAATGAATAGTGCATTTGATTTTATATCATGTGACAACAGCGGTGAGGTTTTAGATAGAATCATAGAAGCTTATGGTTTCTCATCAAAAATAATGCTCGCTCAACATTTCAATATGGTTGCTAGTAGCTTATCTGGTAGATATAAACGAAATATATTTCCTGCAGATATGGTTGTTAGATGCATGTACGAAACAGGTGCTAATCTTGAATGGTTAGCATTTGGTGAAGGGAAGCCATTTAACTATGAAAAAATAGATAATCTAAAAATTCCCAACTTTAGTTTAAATGATGGTCAACTCATACCTTCAGACCATATTATGTTTGATAAAGTCATTTTCCCCAATCAATCCCCTTTACCATCCGAACCAATATCAATCCAAGATGGAAATAATTATTTCATTATTGATAAAAAATTTAATGAGGTATTCGATGGAAAATGGCTCATTGAGTTTGATGAAAAAAATAGCATTAGAGAACTAACTAGAATGCCAATGCAACGCGTTAGAGTTTCTGGCGTTGGAATGGCTTTTGATTGTGAAATATCTGATATAAAAATTCACGGTCGAGTTATTACTATTATTGAAAACCAGTGACTAGATAAGGATTATCAAGATTCAGGGGATTCTTTCCATACTAACTTTGTAGCTTTTTTACGATAGGACTGATATAGACATGGAAAAATTTCACTTAGAAATGGTTGGGGATAGCGCCCCTGTGCTAGATCGCATAATAGAGGCTTATGGTTTTAGCTCTAAAATAATGCTCGCTCATCATTTAGAAATGGCATCGAGTAGTTTAGCTGGAAGATATAAGAGAAATATTTTTCCCGCTGATTTAGCTGTCAGATGCGTAGCTGAAACTGGCGTCAGTCTTGAGTGGTTAGCGAGAGGTAATGGAAAACCTTTTGATTATGAGAAACTAGACAATTTAAAAATTCCTAACTTTCAACTAAAAAATGGCCAACTCATACCCTCAGACCATATTATGTTTGATAAAGTCATTTTCCCCAATCAAGCTCCTTTACCATCCGAACCGATATCAATCCAAGATGGAAATAGTTACTTCATTATTGATAAAAAATATAACGATGTTTTCGATGGAAAATGGCTCATCGAAATTGATGGAAAAAATAGTATTAGAGAACTGACTAGAATGCCTATGCAACGCGTTAGGGTTTCTGGCATTGGAATGGCTTTTGATTGTGAAATATCTGATATAAAAATTCATGGTCGAGTAATTACTATTATTGAAAACCAATAAGGAATTGATAATGAAATACCTAATGTTAACAATCGGATTGTTATTATCTCTAAATGTATCTGCAAAAATGAGTAACTGCGATATTGCAAAAGAAGCCTTTAGAGATTCAGCTTCATTGATGAGCGATGCTGTTCTTTTTGCTATGAATAGCGACGGAAAACCTGGTGAATATAGTTACTATCACACCTGGTATGAGAACTACTATCCTAAAAAAATTGCTTCCATTAAAGGCAGATATGACTCCTATACAAAAAAAGTGGATAGTAACAACCCAATATTTTTAGGTATTACCTCAATTATTCAGGCTAACAATTTTGCAAAAGCAATGGATTTATATTTAGAAGATAAATCTAATAAAGATAAACTAAAAGAAGCACAAGAATTATATAACTCTATGTATCAGCAATTAGTTAAAGACTGCGGAAAAATTTAATCTCATGTCGATAACAAAACAAGTTGATGGTCGTTGGTTAGTTGAGCTATACCCCAACGGCCGAACTGGTAAGCGAATTAGAAAAATATTCACCACAAAAGGCGAAGCTATCTCATTCGAGCGTTATGTTATTGAGCAAACCGTTGATAAGCCATGGTTAGGTGAAAAAGAAGATAAACGCACACTCTCTGAATTAGTAAACATTTGGTTTGGTGGGCACGGCATCACATTAAAAGATGGTGAAAAACGGAAATCAGCAATGCTTTTTGCTAGTGATGCGATGGGTAAACCATTAGCTACTGAATTTAATGCCCAGTTGTTTTCAGCCTATCGAGAAAAAAGATTAAACGGAAAAATTACTCGAACGGATAGAGTAAAATCCATTTCTCCAAGAACAATTAACCTTGAACTGGCATATTTCAGAGCAATGTTTAATGAGTTAATTAGACTAGGAGAATGGAAAAGCGATAATCCATTAAAGAGCATTCGTGAATTTCGCACTGACGAAACTGAAATGGCTTATTTAACTGATAATCAAATATTAGACTTATTAGATTCTTGTCAAAAAAGCCAAGCTGATGACCTTTTGATTATAGTAAAAATAGCGCTATCAACAGGTGCAAGATGGTCAGAAGCTGAAAACCTTACTATGTCACAAATAACACCCTATAAAATTACATTCACTAAAACTAAAGGAAAAAGGAATAGAACCGTTCCTATTTCGGAAGAACTCTACAATGAGATACTGGAATGTAGAAAAAAACAAAAAGGTAAATCCAAATTATTCACCCCTTGTTATTCAGCATTTAGGACAGCAATCAAAAGAGCAAAAATAACACTTCCCGATAGCCAATCGTCTCACGTTCTACGCCACACTTTTGCATCTCACTTCATGATGTCAGGTGGTAATATTTTAGTGCTACAACGAATCCTTGGCCACACTGACATAAAAATGACAATGAGATACTCTCACTTTGCTCCCGAGCATTTAAATGATGCAGTGTTATTCAACCCCCTACAAAAAATAAAGTGGCGACAAAATGGCGACACAAAACCCCAATAA